TGAATGGTCATAGAGCATATCAATGTAACCAATTATAGGAATAGGTAAATCTACGTGTAGTTCAACCCTCTCTTGAACTGAAACTGGTTTACCGTGTTTTCTGTAAAGAGGTATTATCTTCTCAAGAACTGGACCTAACTGCATTTGTTTCAATCTGCATTTGTCATAATCATAGTCTTGGTAATTATCAGCAATCATCTTTTCATAAATCCTATCGTATTCTCTCAATGCTGAATTGGTGCATTCATAGATAGGCGCAGAAGTCATACAACCATGAGCAATGCCTGTTTCTACGGCAATACCAAAACTAATTGCAGGGGAATAAATAGCATCTTTGTATCCAGAAATATTGACTAACCATTTGGCAGGGTCTTTTCTGAATTTGTTAATACTAGATGGTGAGAGGTAATCTACACCATATTTTTCAAAAGGATTATTTTTCATATTTCAATTCTCAACAAAGCATAATTATTTCACATTTTGTGTCATTCCACAACCGTGATATGATGCTTATATGAAATTTAACGTTTGGTTACAGAAAGAAGGTTTATCACAAAATAGATTTCAAAATACAGCTGAAATGTCAGGATATAAGGTTTCCCGTAGTGCCATAGCAAAGTGGTCAAGTGGCAACCGCATACCACGAAAAGATGAAATGAAGATGATAAAACACCTGACGAAAGGTGAAGTAACACCAAATGATTTCTACGAATACGAAAATTTGTAATATTTTTATACTTGGTACATAATGTGAAACATGAGTATAAAAGGATTATCTTGGGCAATACAAAAGAACTGCAACACTCCAACCACGAAATTAGTCCTATTCATATTATCAAACTATGCAGATGAAAAAAATTCTTGTTTCCCTAGTGAAAAGCATTTAGGAAAGTTATGTGGCATTTCCGATAGACAAGTAAGAAGGTGTTTATTATGGCTTAAAGAAAATAACTACATTGAAATAGAAAATGTAGAGGGTAAATCTAATAGATATTATTTAAATATAGATAGTATGGACACCCAAGACCACCCCCCTAGGACACAGACGACCAGTAATACTAAAGATGATACAAAAGATATATACCCTCCAATTAATCATTCTTCTGAACTAAGAAAATATATATACAAAGATAAAAGACAAATTATTTATGAAGCTACAGATAATAAATGGTTTGAATTATTTTGGAAAAAGTATCCACGTAAAGTTTCAAAGAAAGAAGCTAAAAGAATTTTTATGAATTTAGATGAAGATAAAAAATTAAAAGTTTTGAAAGCTGTTCCTATTTTTAGTGAAAGTGTAAAAAATACAGAAGAAAAATATATCCCACACCCTTCAACATGGCTTAATCAAGAAAGATGGGAAGATTCACTGACAAAGAAAAAACAAACAAAAAATAATATTGCAGGATGAAAAAAGCAGAAGAAATGATACGAGACTTAGGTTTCAATTTGGAGAGGGGTTTTGAAGATCAAAAAACCAAATGTCCAGAATGTCAGCCACCACATGATCCAAGAGACAATCCCGTTTCAATATCTTTCCAAGATGGTATGTTCTTATGGAATTGTCATCACTGTGGCTATAAAGGTGGTTTTCCTTTCACTGAAAAAATAGAAATGAAAAGTATCAAAAAAGATGTACAACCTATTTTTGGTGATAAACAAAACTTTACCAGTGAAATGTATAAATTTTTTGCTGAAAGAGGTATATCAAAAGAAACCGTTGATTTTTTTAAAATTTATCAGACGCAAAATGGACAAATTGCTTTTCCATATTTTGACACAAACAATGAAATAAAAAATATTAAGTACAGGTCAAATAAAGAAAAAAGATTTTCACAAACCAAAGGTGGTAAAAAACTTTTATACAATTATGAAAATGTTAAAAATCAAGAATGCGTTATTTTTGTAGAAGGCGAATTAGATTGCTTGGCACTTAAAGAAGTAGGTTTTGAAAACGTTACGACTTTACCAGATGGGGCTCCAAGTCAAACAAATTTTAGTGAAGATGATAAACGATTCAAAGTGCTTGAAGAATGTCCAATAGAAGCAAATCAAATAATTCTTTTTACTGACGGTGATTCAGCAGGACAGAATTTACATGATGAACTGTTACATAGATTTGGCAAAGATATATGTTGGTATATTGAAAAACCAAATGACTGCAAGGATGCTAATGAGGTTTTGTTGAAACATGGTCCAGACAGATTAAAAAAAATAATTGATGATAAAGTACCTTACCCAATTGAAGGTATTTACCGTGCATATGATTATCAAGGCAGTGTTTTAGATTTATACAATGGCAATTACGTCAAACCTATGAATATAGGATTTCCAAACTTAGATAGAATTTATAAAATTATGAAAGGTACTTTTCACTGTGTAACAGGCATACCAAACCACGGAAAATCTTATTTTATGGATTTAATATTAATTGAATTAGCAAAAAAATATAATTGGAAGTTTACTATCTTTTCTCCAGAACACAGTACCAGTATGCATATCAGAAGATTATCACAGATGTTTTTAGAAAAACCTTTTGATGATGGTGAAAGCAATAGAATGACACCAGAAGAATTAAGAAATGCCATGCGATGGATAGATGAACATTTTTATTTTATAGAAAGCAAAGAATCAGTCCCAGATATTGATTACATATTAGATGCTTCCAAAAAAAGTGTTAGAAAATATGGGTGTCATGGAATCATTATTGACCCTTACAATGAAGTATCAGCTACCAGAAAAGGCAATGCCAGAGAAGATGAACACATTAGAGATTTCATTTCTAAATGTAAAAGGTTTGCAAGACTTCATGACGTTGTGATGTGGGTGGTTGCACACCCTACCAAGTTACCAAAAAATAATGAGGGTTCATATTCACCCCCAACGAGTTATGACATAAGTGGCGCCAGTCATTGGTCTAACCAATCAGATGTAATTCTTACCGTTCATAGAGACTTTGAAACAGATATAACTACAGTGTTTACCAGAAAAATAAGAGAACAGGACTTGTATGGACAGATAGGCACTGCTGAATTTTTGTATCATAAAAAGAAAAAGACATTTGTAGAATATGTAGAAGAAGAAAATTGGGAAGTACCACATTGGACAGATTGAAAATATGATGAAATAATTGGTACATAATGGACATTGTATATAAAAAAATAGAAGAAATTTTGCCATACTATGCCAACCCAAGAATCATTCCAGAAGAAGCTGTTTTAGAAGTCTCAAAATCACTCAAAAATCATGGTGTAATGCAACCAGTGGTTATTGACAAAAAAAACGTTGTGGTAGTTGGGCATACAAGATTATTAGCAGCAAAGAAATTAGGTTTACAAGAATTGCCATGTGTAATTTATGAAGGCAGTAAAGAACAAGTTAATGCTTATAGAATTGCGGATAATAAAACTGGTGAATTTTCTACGTGGGAAGAAGAAACTTTAGATACTGAATTAGATAAACTCATACAAAAAGGTGTAGAAGTTGCAGGTTTTTTTGACACGGAAGGAGTGGAAAATTTTTTAGAGGTTGATGGTTTGGATGTAGAACTTGATGAAGTCGGTTACAATGCTAGAGATTTAACAAACACTGTTCCATTAATGTTCTACCTCACAACAGAAGAAAGAAAAGAAGCTATGGACAAACTTGAACATTTGCGAGAGCAAAAAGGATTGCTCACAAAAAACAATGCACTTTTATTTGCATTAAGACAAATATGATTTTAATAGAAGCACCAGAGCATAATGAGGTAATAGATCAAACCCAAACTATGTACCCTACAAAAATGATTTCTATACAAAAAGATATAGAAATTGACGAAGCTAACATGACTGCTTATGGATTTTTGACAGCAGGACAATTCACCGCAACAACAACCTTAGACACAGTTTATGAAATACAAGAAAACCAATATTTTTGTTTGAAAGGTCCAATCAAGTTCAAAGGTAAAGGACAGATGTTTATAATTATCAGATATGGTTTCAATGGAATAGACCAAGTAGGAATGTCTGAAAAGAATGGTCGTTTAAGTTACATAGATGGTTGCACTGATACACTTTTAGTTTCCCCACCTAGACTTGGTGACCCTTGTCTAAATTATTTACATTTCCCAATTGGCATTTATCAAACTCAACACTTACATCCAAGCATAAGAATGGGTATTGTTATCAATGGCAAAGGAGAAGCTTTTCAAGAGGAATCAGTCAAGTCTAAAGGTTGGAAACTTCCGTTGAGCAAAGGTTGTATGTTTTGTTTAGAAGAGGGAGAGATACACTCTTTTTCAACTGAACGTAATTACATGGATATCATTGCTTACCACCCTGATTCTGATTATGGGCCAACAGACTTCAACCACCCAATGTTGAATAGGACATATATAAATCACGGCAAAAGTTAATGGTCATTCACAAAAAAAAAGACATAGATGAAAATGTTTATGATCTTGCTATCCAAAGAATAAATAGAACTTATGATATTTTTGATAATGTCGTGGTCATGTTCAGTGGGGGCAAGGATTCAACAGTCTGTTTGAATCTAGCTTTACAAGTAGCAAAGGAAAGAAAGAAATTACCACTAGATGTTTTCTTTTTTGATGAAGAAGCAATTCCATATGAAACTATTGATTATGTAAAACGTGTTTCTGATTTAGAAGAAGTTAGGATGCACTGGTTATGTTTACCAGTTAAACATAGAAACGGTTGTAGTTTGAAAGAACCATTTTGGTATCCATGGGCACCAGAAGATAAAGAAAAATGGGTAAGACCTATGCCTTCATATCCTTGGGTTAAAACTCAAGATGATTTCAGTTTTTTTCCAAAAGAGGCATCTAAAAGACCAACTGTTCCAGAATGCAACGGACTTTTATTCACTCCAGAAGAATGGGGCGAAGTAGGGGTTATAATGGGTATCAGATCAGAAGAAAGTCTTACCAGATATAGAACCATTTTACAGACAGGTAATGGTGTTAGATATGAAGATTATATGATAAATCTTAAATCAAAAACTGCTCTAGGAAACGTAATCAAAGTTTGTCCTATTTATGATATGAAAACCGTTGATGTTTGGACTGCTCCACATAAATATAATTGGGATTACAACACCACATATGACTTGCTTGAAAAATTAGGTTTGACACATTTACAGGCAAGGTGCGCACCACCATATGGTGAAGAACCAATGCGAGGTTTGTGGCAATACTCAATTGCTTTCCCAGACATTTGGGACCGTATGCAGAATAGAGTAACGGGTGCGGCAACTGCTTCTAGATATGCCAATACAGAGTTATATGCTTTCAATGGGCTACCTACAAAACCTGATGATATGACTTGGCTAGAGTTCATTGATTACCATATATCCAAACACAAAAGTGAGTACCGACCTATGATAAAAAAATCAGTCAATGATTTTATCAAGCAACATTTTGGCAAAACTAAAGAACCACTGATGGCAACCCATCATTATAAAACGGGTATTGGTTATAACTTTTTATTAAGAGTTGCTATGCGTGGCGATTTTAAGGGCAGGAAAACACCATTGTTTTCAGCTGACCCAAAAGTTACAGCAGATCAAAAAGTGAGATATAACAAGGAGAGATATGGTTAAAAAAGGTTTGAATGCACAACCAGTTAATTCTGTGCAATGGGTTGAAAGAAGTGAATTAAAAGCAAATGATTACAACCCAAATCACGTTGCACCAGTTGAATTAGAATTGTTAAAAACATCAATCAAATTATCAGGATGGACACAACCTATAGTCATAAGAGAAAACAAAACTATAGTAGATGGTTTTCATAGATGGACAGTATCAGCTGACCCAGAAATTCTAGAACTAACTGATGGCAAGGTTCCCGTAGTAGTTGTTGCTGAAAAGATGAATAAAGCAGAACAAATTTGTGCAACCATCATTCATAACAGGGCTAGAGGTAATCACGGAATTGTTCCAATGACAGAAATAGTTAGAAAGCTTAGAGAAAAACACAATTATGAAGATGAAAAGATACAAAAATTGTTAGGCATGGAACAAGAAGAAATAGACCGTTTGTATGATTACCGACCTATGACTGAAAAGGGAAGTCAAGAGGAGTTTTCAAAAGGTTGGGTGCCTGATAACAAGCCAAGAGAATTTGATGAATGACTTTGAAAATAAATATAAACCTTTACCAGATTCAATCTATTTAGCAAAAAGTAAAATTCACGGTCTTGGTCTTCATGCAAAAGAAACCATACCAAAAGAAACTTATTTAGGAATGACCCACGTAGCTATTTTTACCGAACCAGAATGGATAAGAACGCCATTAGGTGGGTGGTTGAATCATAGTGAAAAACCAAACTGTCGGATTGAATATAATTTTTTGAAAACTAAACGATACCTAATCACAGACAAGAGAATATCTAAAGGCAAGGAACTCACAATTAAATATTCTCTTAAACATTATGTATATGATGGTTAGCCCCATTGCTTAGAAGTCCACTTAAACATCTTGGTAGCATTCTCCCATGAATGTTCTAATGCTTCTTTCAATGGTTTCAAGTGCATACCATTCTGTTCATAACCTTCTTTGATGCAATCAAAGTAAGGCAATGCAGGTTCTTGATAACCCTTACGGTTCATTGCATAAAACATAACCTCTGCAGTATCACCAAAGTCCTCTTTCATTTTGCCTTGCAACTTGATCATAAAATATTCTTTGCGATACAAATGTGGGTAACCCTCAAATATATCCAAAGCTTTTTCACAATCATCAGTAATTGTCCAAAGCAAACCCGAAACACTTTGACCCTTTGCAGGTTCAATGTCTGCAACATTACGGAATACCAAGCGCCACTCTGGTAAGTTCATAGTGCAAATCGGTTTAGCTTTTGGACATCTGTATTCCATATTCTCTACGTTAAGATTTGCGCCATAGGCAAAGTACAATCTAATCATTTCTTTTTACCTCCTAGTTTTCTGATAAGTTTGTAATGTTCTAAATCAAGAATGAAAGAAGTTGCACTGTCAAAACGTACATTGAATCCGTATTGAACTTTGATACGTCTTGCAGTTTCTTTCAACCAAGTCTCAAACTCTTCTTCATCACTTAGTGAAACCTCATACATTGAATGGGCAATCTGCGATCTTGATTGTGCAACCAATGTAACTCCACCTTGTAATTCATATTTCATCTGTCTCTTCATCTTCTTGCCTCCATTCTTTTAAAATGAGTTCTTCTGTCTTTAAAGAATCCCTCAAAGATTTGTAAATCTTCGTGAACTTTAGTCAAACC